GGTCCACCAAATTGTGCAAATCCGAACTCATTCTTTTTCGTTAAGCACTGTTTCGGATTTGTTTTCATAGCAGAGGACGTAGGTTAATCTACGTCCTTTTTTTTCGGCGTTTCGTAGGTAAGAGCCTGTTTGGAATCACCAATGCCAGCGGTAGTTGGGTCAGTCACGATACCGAGAATCGTAAGGACTGCGAACAGGGCGTTTACCACAGCAAGTAGTTTATCACCCAGCTCACTCATGTCGAAGGTGTAGCCGAAGACAGCAGCAACTACCTGTACCAGTAACAGTACCGCCGGAATCAGAGCAATCCAAAAGCTCTTGTTTTTGATACGCACTTTCCAGTTAATCATAGGTCATTTCCTCCTTAAATTTGATGTTTGAAGTAGTTAAAGTAGCTGAAAATCGGTTTTTGCGTAAACTTTTTATAGATACGCGCGTATATAGAGGAAGTTATACGAAAAAAGCCAAGAACAGCTACTTTAACTACTTGGGTTAAAACAGCTTATTGACCTCGGCTTGCACTTCGGAGGGGTTATACCCTGCCTGTTTCAGCCGATTTACACGGGTTGCACCGTTGCTTTCCAGATTTCAGAGTTGTAAAACTGCGATAAATTTGTAAACATTACACTCTCTTAAGATACTTTCCGGCACACATCCAGTTACCGCTTTCAAGCTGGCACCAGTTACCCTGACGAGCAACGACATAAAATATTTCTCCTCTTGAGAACTGCCCGACTCGGCGATACCTTACAGACGGTCCTTTACGGACGTATAACATTTTGCAAGTCATAGTGTAGGCTGTCCCTCTGTGTGACGGAGCAGGTGAAGCAGCAGATACATTGTTTACGTGTGTACCTTTGGCGTTCTGCACACCGCAGAACTCGGCAGGATTTATGCGCGTAACCGTGCCCTGACCGGTGCGAACCTCGTAATGAGTGTGTGCACCGAAGCTGTTGCCGGTGTTACCCATTATGCCGACAACATCACCGGCAGATACCCTCTGACCCTTATGCATATAGATAGACGCAAGATGTGCGTAGAAGTGTCGCTTGCCGGTTGAATCGGTTATAACAACAAGATTACCGTAGCTCTGCGTTCCTGTCTTTGTTTTTCCGTCCCAGACGGAAACCATTGATACTGTGCCGCCCTCTACCGCGTGGACGGTTCTATCATCGTCTCCGACTATGTCAATGCCGCCGTGTCCCTTTTTGGTATTAACATTATATGTGTAAGGTTGAGTTACGCGGTTACGACCGGAGAAAAGCATTCCTGCCGCATATCCGCCTGTTTCTTCATTCTGTCTTACATCATCTTCCGTACCGTATGCAAGCGCTCTCTTCGAGTCCGACAATCCCTCAGTTGTCGGGTCAACGAGTATTCCGAGCGCGGACAAGAAGTTGACGACGAGCATTAGGATGCCTGTCAATGTATCCTCGCTCACCTTAGGTACGACATCGAACATTCCGAGTATCTGATACACGGTTGCTAAGAGAAGTGTTGCCAACGATACAACGAATGTCTTGTTTTTGAACCTCTGCTTTAAATTGATTTTCATAATTTTAGTCTCCTTTGTGATATTTTTCCAAATCATCAATTCGATGATTTATGACTTTTATGTCTCTTTCTATAACGGGTATACGTTGAGCGAAGTTGTTGTGAAGTCTTACCTCGCGAGTAAGTTCTTCAATCTTAGTGTCCATTACAGCTTGGTTACGCTCAAGCTGCGCCGACATTCGGCGAGAAGTACTTATCGAAGTTATAATCACGCCTAAGAGGGCAAGTCCGCCCGATATAAGCGCGACTGCTACAGCGTCACTCATTTGTTCCCTCGCTTTCTTTAACTGCCGTTATCAAGCGATTTGCTTCATCCGGCGTAAGCCATTTTTTAGCACATCGTGCTAAATTATCTACCGATATTTTGCCGAGTATAAACCGTTGCCAGAGAAAATCATACATTATTGTTGTCCTCCTCAATTATAGTGAGCATTATCTCTTGGATAGCTTGAGAATTAGCTTCTATTCGGTCTTCCACCGTCAACGGGATGTGCTCTTCAATAGAAGTTAATTCCTCGTTTGTCTCAACCAGTACGCCGTCTACGTATTTTTTCATACAATACACCACCTCTCTACTTGAAATATACTTTAATCTGGGTGCCTACCGGGAGTAATTTGGACGTGCCCCCCGTGGCACTCAGCGTTAACTTTTTAAAATGGTTTTCTTCTTCTGTTTTCCCGGGGAGCTTTATAACGCCATATCCGACTTTAGGAAATGCCCCGTAAGGAGAGGAGTTCTTGTTTAGCACCCCCCAAGTAGTACAGCACACGAAGGGGGTGGACAGCTTAAGTCTAAATCCTCCCAAGAATTTAAGACCAGTATCGGGCTTTATAACCGTATTACTGCCGTCACCGCCGCAGGAGATGAAATAATTCTTGCTTCCTCCTGCACTTTCAAACTCTGCCTTAACATATGCCAAGGTCTGCGTGGGAGGGGGCACAACAAGCGTTACAAGAAGCTCGGTAGGATAAAGGCTTAAAGCACTTGTGGTAAAATTAAATTCTACGCTCGAGACCTCAATATCCAATGTCTGCTCAGACCACAGTCTAAACTCTTTGAAATAGCTGGACTCTTCTAAATTCGCGATACGTAATTCGTGGTCGTATAACGTTTCGGTTGCAACTTTGTTTTGCACGGGGTTTTCTGAGGTTTCGGACAGTTCGGTGTCAACGGTCATTTTAATGTCGCCGATTCGAGCTTTTTTCGTAGTACCGGACTGCACAATCGGAAAAGTTTCTTCTCCCGTTAATGGGGTAGCACTATTAGGGAGTTCCGAAATCTTAGCCATTTTTATCGTCTCCTTTTAATTTTTCTATTTCTCTCTTTAGATTAGCGACTTCGTCCGACAGTTCCTGTACGGCTTTAGCGCAGAGCGAAATATAAGAGTATAAGTTAATAGACTTCCTGTCAGCACCTAAAATCTCGTTCGGTGCTTCGTCAGCCATAATACCCAACGGAATGTGAGTGTCATTATCTTTCATCGAGTAGGTATAAAAGTGTAACCGTTTTATTTCATCAATGGCATTCAGGTCGTCGATTGAATGTATATCTTTCTTTTTGTCTCGGTCTGATGTAGTCTGCCACGCCGCAGCCGTGCAAGTACCAATTACTTGAAGATTCCCTCGCACGACTCCGTTACCACCAACGTGAAGAGCGTCTTCTTTATCATCTTTGCTCATTACCAAAATGCCATCGTACACGTGACACCAACCGCTAACCTCTACATCATTGAACGTACCCAAGTCAGCGTTTACAGTGCTTGCTGTTACAAAAGGATTTTCTATCTCGCCTCCGCAGAATTGATACCATTTTCCCCACGAGTAAGAGGTGTCACCAAGTGAAGCACTTCGCATAAATACGCGCCCAGTATTTTCTACTTGAGGGTAGTAGGTCTGTACGACCCACCCAGTGTGTCCTATCTGTTCTACTTTAATGATACCGGCTGTGCTGTATTTAGTACCATTCACTAATTCGGGAAGGTTGGCGATACTGTTTGCAACAACATTATTCTCAATATGATAATAACCCGGGGTTGTGATGTAGTTCATATCGGCTCCGGTTTGAAGTATTGTAGGTACTGTCATTATAGGGTTGCCACTTACTACTCCGTCGCCGAATACAAATCCGTTCGCAGATTGAAATGTAAGCGGACGATGTTTATCATCTTCCGGGTGAGGTTCATATGTACCTTGAGAATCGCATTCATAGGGACTATCAATACCCATATATCCGAGTTTCGTTACGCTTCCATTTTCATCAAAACTCTCGAACGTTGCACCTAATACACTACCTCTCTGTCCGCTATCGCTGAATTGGATAGGGTTAAGAGACATCCTTAAAGCGACATCGTTTTTTCCCGTCTTTTCATCGGGTGTAGGGTTGTACTTCTCAACTGTCACGCCGCCGTTGTGTTGGAGAATCTGATTACCGTCCGTATATAGTACATCTCGCTTACCGATGTCAGTTACTTTGATTTTACCGTCGGACACGTTAAGACCCTTACTGCTTATCAATACGCCGTTATGCGAGACCTCAGAGGGAGCACACGTCCAATTGTTAAGTGTTAACCCCTCCTCGAAAAGTATGCCGTCCAAATCGAAGTAAGCTGAACTATCGTCAGTAGAGGTTATACTGTCACAATGTGCGGCTATTAACAGATTACAGTAAGCCGTGCTATTCGGAGGGGTAATTGTGGTGTGTACTCTCTGCCACAAGGTGTTATTACTGTCAGTAAAAGAAACGGGATATAAAGACGTGCTCAACACCTGTTTTTGCTCGTTGAGCCATTGTAGTTTAACAAGAATTTGTCCGGTTGCTGTGGCGGCTGAGGACGATATAGTACCCGTTTTGTGAGTCTTGATACGGTAATAAAACGATAGACAATGTGTAGTAACATTTATCGGAAAAGGACTACGGGTTGAATATCCGAACGCGCTGTCACTCACAGCACTTAACTCACTCTTTCTGCCTATAAAGGTATCAATGTGGGCTTTGCCGTTGTCAAACCCAGCTCCCTCGCGAGGGGCTTCCCCCGAATGTCCGTCTACTCCGGCGAACGGGGCAGGGTCGTAGTTATCACCTAATCCACACTTTGCAAAGTTCCAATACTCGTTATGTTCATAGTCTACAGCTTCTCCCGACTTGTTAAGAGTAACATCGTAGTACAATGCGTTCGCTTCGAAGGACGAGTCTAATACAAGGTTAGTTCCGCGTTCCGGCTGACCTATAGACATCTTGTCAGTAGTAATACTCTCCGCTCTTATCCATTCAGCTTGAATACCTATTGTATCTAACAGAGAGTATAAAGCGTTACCGTACTTGTCTGTCCCGGAGTCCCATACAGGCGAACCGTTGTTCCATCCGCTATACGTTGTGAAAGAGCCAGCCGCATTCCTCATACATATGTACTGTGACTCTTCAAGAGTTGTTGCGTCGTGCCAATAGTACGTTATTGCGCCTGTATCGTCTGTCACTTCCGTATGAAACAAACCTAACGACATTGCAGCAGCGTTGTTGAGGTAATCCGTAGCTTTCTCCTGTGTAGAGAGGTCATACGCGGTTTTATCTATCTGTTTCTGCTGTTTCTTGAGTATTAGTTTCTGTTGAGACGTAAGGCTACCTTGGGCGGCGTAACCACCACGTGCCTGTGTTTCCCCTTTCGCAGATATATCGGTAGCACCGTTCAGCGTATAATTAGCATTAGTTAATATAGTAGTTACACTCTTGCTCTCGCTGTAATCCTCGGTGGTTAGCTTAATTCCGTCCTCGGTCGTCAGAACCGCGTCAGACTCTGTGTCTATGGTGTCTCCGTCCGGTACTTTGACTTGAAAAGCAACGACGTCCATAGGATACAGATATGGAGCGGATTTTATTTTGGCTGTAAAAGGGCGATAGGTAAGACCTACTCGCTGTGACAGACCGCTTGCGACCGGCTCACCATTCGATATAAGACTGTTATCGGATATAGCAATGGCGTAATCGTCTGTAAAAGGTGAAGTTTTGTATACCTCATTGTCGGTCACGTCAACTTCAATGCCCGACAGAGTTATATCATTCTCTGCCACGTCACTACTGTAGCGTATAGAGGGGGTTATAGTTATGTCGGATTGATTGTTGTACCACTCAAGCCGGAGCTTACCGTCCCAGTCCATATAACCGCAAGTACCTGTAATCTCGCATATCCACTTTAAAATCTGTCGATATGTCAAGTTCTCATCAGTAGGCTTCTCTGTAACTATATAATCGGAGTTGAACAGAGTGCTCGGAGTAGTAGCTAAAGATACCGCGCATGTATCGCACAATCTGACAAGAAGCTCTGCTATGGTGGGAGCATTGTAGAACAGCTCCGCTAAATCTGCGTCAGATACGGTTCGGTCAAAGCGCGCCATTCTGTCAAGGCTCGTTATAGATATAGTGTTCAAGGCTCGGGGAGGTGCGTCTACTATAAACACACCTAAAGGCACATAGTGCATATCCGCTGTGCTATCGTCCCAATCCTTTATTCCAATCTTGATAACAAGCTCCGCTCCCTCAAAGACCACATTGTCAAATCGACCGTCTTTGTTTTCGAGCGTAATGTCGCACTCTGCCGAGACTACAGAGCCTATTTCGATTTTATCTCCTGTAACAGAGTACCTATCTACCGAAAACCCGCCGTTCGTGATGTCGGAGGACGAGAGGGTAAAAGATTCACCGCTGATTGGCTTTACTTGTATATCGACAGTCTGCCTTTTTCCACTGTTGAAAAGTTGAATAACCTCTTGCGAAACCTTATACATCCTCTCACCCCTTCCTCGCAATTAAGTTAAAAGATACGTTCTGCCAAAGACCCATACGAGTGTTATAGAGCGGTGCGGTACGGTCTCCGACGTAAAACACTTTAGTAAGGTAATTGCCCTCCATTGCGTCCAGATAGCATACAGTAATGTATTCGGGGTTAAACATCTTAAGAATAGCGGAAACTTCTTGTGTCGATATGTTATTCCACGACAGTTCTATTCCTACGGTCTGACCTATACGATTTTTGTGCATTACCGTATCTTCCGTTCGCCCTGCGTCGGAAGCTGACACGTCAGCCAGCTTCCACTGATAAGAGGAGGGACAACGGCAAGCTTTTCCGTCTACACTTTTAATAGGGTTAAATTCCATACGTTGTACCTCCTTATCCTACAGGGACGGTAACTTTACCGTCTCGACGGTTCTTACGGTTGAGACCGTCAACAACGTCACCTGCTGTTATAACAGCCCTTACGGTTTGGTCTTTTTCGAGTAAACGTCTGAGCAGGTTGTTCTGTTCACGAAGAAGCGCGTTTTGTTCGTTATTAGCGTCCGTAGTGATTTCTCGTAAGACAGAAGCCATCGCGCTTTCATCACAAGACTTTCCGTAAATCCTTTCAGTCTCGTCATAGACGGACTGCGAAAGGATATTCGAGGGGTCATAGGTTACTTGGGTAGCAAGGTGGGAGTTCACAGCTTCCGCGCTTACAAGGACAGACTGAATAATAGCGTTTGCACTCGTAACCAAGGTGTTGTTGAGCGTCTTCCAAACGGGGAGGAACTGAGCCATACCAGCAATGATAGAGCTGTGCATAATCTGTCCCATCTGAAAACGGTTGAGGACTTCGGTATTGCCATTCACATGACCCACCAGCTCTGCACCGCTCTCACCAGCAACGAACATAGAGCCATGCGCCCGGTTCGTTCCGCCTGCATACTTCGGCATTGCGCTCCACATATTCGGGGTGATAATACCGCCGGAAGCGAACATCTTCACGCCGCCGTTTGCACCAACGATACCGCCGTTCGCCAGTCCGAAGAAATTCTTAATAGAAGACCAGCCGGATTTGAAAAGTGAGATACCGACAGATACAGAAGTGCCTATGAAGTTCGAGATAGAACTCCAACCGTTTTTCCATAGAGAGATACCGACACCTACGGTGTGGCTACCAATCCAGTTCTTAATCGTTGACCACCCAGACTTGAAAAGCGAAATGCCTTGAGCGATAATAGGAATACTACCAATCCAGTTCTTTACGGTAGACCAGCCGGATTTCAGCAACGAAATTCCTTGACTGACAACTGGGATATTGCCAATCCAATCCTTGACCGACTGCCAGTTGCTCTTTGCGAGTGCGATAGCTTGGTCTACGGTAGGAATATCGCCGACCCAGTTTTTCACAGAAGTCCAGCCATCTTTCACGAGCTTTACGCCAGTATCAAAAGAGAGACCGTCTTTCGTTTTGTCAGACCACCAATTCTTTACGTTATCCCACCATTCCGAAGCATTGTTCTTTACTTCGGCAAGGAATTGAACAGGCTCGCTGTCCTTAACTTTATTTTTGAATTTGTTCCACTCGTCAGATATATTTCCGAGAGCTTCCTTAATTCCGCTCACCATCGAATCCCAGCTAACGGGTTTTCCAGTAGCGAAGTCTTTGACCCCATCAGCAATGAGAGCAAGACCAAGAGGAATACCAACACCTGTTAAACACAGTATGAGACCAATAGCGAGTTTGCCGAGAGAACCACCCATTGATTTAATCTTGGTAAAAACTTCCTTGATTTTGTTTTTTATAGTTTCCCAGTTAATAGCTACTGCTGTACCGAGAGCAGCCGCACCCGATAATATCAATCCGATACCGAGAGGAATACCAACCCCGGTACAAACAAGAATGATACCGATTGCGAGTGCCGCCGCACCAGCGATAGCAAGTACCTTAGTCGTTACGCTCTTAAGCTTGTTTGTCAAAGTGTCCCAGTTAAGGGCTACAGCCGTACCGAGAGCCGCTGCCCCAGCAAGGATAAGACCTACGCCGAGAGGAGTTGCAGCTCCTGTGAAAGCAAGAATCATACCTATGGCAATGGAAGCCGCCCCAACAACAAGAAGAATCTTCGTAATAGTCTTTTTGATATTGTCCGGCATAGTATCCCAATTCAATCCGACCGTTGCGGCAAGACCGACAGCACCAGCGGCAATCATCCCAATACCCAACCCGGTTGCAACTCCTGTAAGAGCGAGGATTGCACCAATACCGATTAAAGCACCGCTCACGATAGCCACTATGCTTAGTACGGAGTCTTGAACATCACCTGTTAAGGAGCTCCAGTTCAAGGCTACTGCCGAAGCGACAGAAATAGCACCAGCGGCAATCATTGCAACACCGAGAGGAACATTTGCACCCGTCAGAGCGAGAATTGCACCGAATGTCAGTAAAGCACCTCCAACAATGGCTTCGAGCATACCGATTGTCCTACGGAGAGGGTCGGACATCGAATCCCAGTTAAGACCGATTGCCGTAACCATGCCAACAGCACCAGCTGCCATCAATGCGATACCGAGAGGAATGTCAACGCCAGTAAAAGCGAACAATGCACCCATCGCCAGTAACGCACCGCTCACGATTGCCGTGAGAATGGACAGAGCGTTTGACAGGTCTCCGTTGAGGGACTTCCAGTTAATAGCTACTGCTGTACCGAGAGCCACCGCACCAGCAAGGATAAGACCAGCACCGAGCGGCACATTGACACCCGAAAATACAAGGAAAGCACCGATAGCCAACAGGAAGCCACCCAACACTCCGGTGACGAGAGTAAGTACCCTCGCCAACCGTTCCGACATTCCGTTCCAGTTCTCCATTACCGAAGCCGCCAAACCGACAGCACCAACAGCCATGAGACCGATACCGAGAGGAAGGTTTGCACCTGTGACAACAAGGATAGTACCGATTGCCAGCAGAAATGTACTGATAACGGAAGTAATCTCCCACATAGCGTCCTTAATCATCTGAACGATTTCGTCAACCTTAGAAGTGATTGCGTCACCGAGGAAATCGTAGGTAGGAAGGTCAATGCCTAAATCTCCACCACCGATACCAGCACCCAAGCCGTCACCGCCACCGCTTCCACTTCCACTGGAACTATCGTCTTTAGACAGAATGTTCAGCTCGTCAATACCGAGCAGAGCATTTTTCAGCTTCTTAGCCGCTTTCCCGGCTTTACTCAGCCCATCGGAGGCGTCCTCGGCGTTGTTAGCCAAATCGCCAACCGCAGTAGCACCAGCAGAAACGCCGGAATAATCTACCTCCGGGAGTGTGAATCCGAATAGACTTGCGATAGAGTCTGCCAGCATACGGACAACCTTCACCAGAGCTATCGCATAAGGTATAACGGCGTTGAGCATGGGAATAAAGATATTACCCAAAGCTCTTGCACACTGCGTAACTTGTGCCTTTAAAATACGAAGCTGGTTTGCCGGAGCGTTCAGAGTACGAGCCATATCACCTTGAGCGGTAGTTACCTGTGTCATAATTGCGTAATAACGCAACTGCGACTTTTCAGCCTGTGTCATAGCAGAGACCTTTTTCTTGATACCGAGAGCAAGAGCTTCCTCTTGCAGCCTTGCAACAGACAGGTCGTAACCCAGTCTACGAAGCGGCTCAAGCTCACCCGAGATACCCGACTGTAACTTCTGCATTGCGTCCTCAAACGTAATGTTGAAAAACGAAGAAATGTCGTAGCCGAGCTGTGTGAGGTTCTTAGACATAAGATACGCTTTATCGCTCGCCACGCCGAAACCGCTTATGATGGTATTGAACACACCTTGATTATGCATGAACTCACCCGGGTCGATACCGAGAGCTTCGCTGACTGCTTCAGCATAGTTCTGTGCTTCCTCTGTGTATTTACCCATAGAAGCGGTAAACAGGTTCAAATCCTCAATGTACTGGTTGGACTGTGTTATCCACGAAGCGATTACTCTCGCACCTTTACGAACAACGCCCGTAGCCATTTTGATTTTGGCATACAGATTCATGTAACTATTTGTCGCTTTATTGTTCTCTTGCGAGATTCTGTTCGTGACGGTAATAGCTCTCTGAATGTTCGTAGGAAGACGACTGAACGCCGCAGTCACGGCATTAAGCTGATTAGTCAACGGAGCAAGAGCTGTAGACAACTGTTGAATCTGGCTGGTAAATTTAGTCATATCCATGTTGTCGAGGATGTCTGCCAGCTTCGGTAACTTATTGAGCGCATTGATAGTGGACTTTAGCCCGGAAGCGTTCAGATTGTTCAACGGTTGAAGTGCTGTACCCAGCTTCTCCATAGCACTGAAATCTACACCAATGAGGGAAGCGGCGGCACTGCCGATATTTTGAAGCTGATTTCCGATGGAAGACGAAATTTTGAGACTGCCGAGACCTCTCAATTTATCCAAACTGGAAGCGAGCTTGTCAATTTTGTTTGCCCCGGAACTATCCATACTTTTAAGGGCGGAATCGAGATTGCGTACTTGATTTGCAACGCTTGTTAATCCGATACCGCCCTTAATTGCATTTTTGACTTTGGACAAAGAAGCGGAAAGAGCGTCTATACCAGCGACAGCCGAGGTGGAACTCGACTGAACTTCCAATTCGAGTTGTTCAATTGTAGTAGGCATAATACTCACTTCCTTTCTTGTAACTGCTTATTTGCCTGTACCATATACGCTTGCATATAGCGCAGACCCTTATCAGACTTAGCCTTTTCCTTCTTGAGTTCTGCTTCCTCCATCGTCTTTTTAGTGATAGCATATGCTTCCTCAACATAAGGTTGGGCTTTAGTTCCCTTTTTGGCGAAAGCACGAAGAATCGGAGACAGACGAGAAATAGCGTCATAAATGTACATACCCTGTAACCACATTTCTTGATTGACCCTCTCTTTGCGAAACTCCTCCGCTTTGCGGTAGGACTTCACGAGAGTGGAATCTCTATCCCAGTATTGTTCTTCCGTCATGCCTATTGATAAGTAATAGGGGAACTTAGCAAGAAAAATCTCCGAATAAGAAGGGGGAGCAGAGCGATTCTCACGCTCGCTCCCCTCGTTAGCGGATTCATCTGTCAACAGCGAATCACTTACCAACTCGTTGTCCAGCTTACGTTTCCCTCGGATTCCTCGGGTTCTTCGACCAATGCCATAATCGGTTCGTTATACATTTCTGCAAGCTTACCGATAAGTTCATCTCTGTTCGTCATGTGAGAGTAGATTTCGTTGATAACTTCCTTCTTCACGAAACGATGATGTGCAAGGAACGCACCTTCAAACAGTGCCGGGAGATTGGTCATGGGTTTCTGCTCGACCTCTGCCGCAATGAAGCCCTTCTTTTCCATTTCCGTTACCGTTCTGCGAGTAAACTCAAGGACATATTCTTTACCCTCGAAAGTGAATTTCAACTGTTTTGCCATGATGATTTATCCTCCTTATTTTTTCTTACTCTGCGTCCATGCTGATAGGAGAGGACGGAGCGATAGTGATAGTCATTTCGACAACCTCGTTCGTGCCGCCGCCGTTAGCATAAACAGACAGAAAACCTTTAAACTTAAACTTACCGCTGTCACCAGTAGGAGTGACGACATCGCCAGCTTCCGTACCACCGAACCAAACGGCGAACTCCTTCTCCGCACCTTCCAGTGCTTTCAGCTTCTTGTATTCCTCGAGAGTGTAGTTCGCAGTGAACTCAAGAGAATCGAGGGACTGAATACCCGGAATGTAAGTCTGCATTTTGTCAGACAGAGTAGTAGTTTCCAGCATTTCCGGCGCACCGCCGAGGTCGGGAAACTCCTTAATGTCAATCAACTTCTCCCATGCGGTAGTATTCTTCTGCATGAGAAAAATCTTGTAAGTGTTAATAGCCATGGTTGTTTACCTCCTATAAATAGTTTTGTTTTTAGAGACGATAGCCCTGTATCGAGCCACCATTCTGTAAACTGTTGCGTCTTCCTCGTTGGGAACAGGGTTCATAAGGGTTCGTGTGAATCCGAGTGCTTCCATCTTGGAATCAATGAGAGCGATGATTGCTTTACATTCAGTTTTCTTGCCGCTCATTTTGTTAGAGTAGACATTCACCTCGTAAAGCACCTGTACGTGGTTTTCGATACACCCGGAATCTCGAGTGTTACGATAAACTTGATTGTCTGTCTCAATGAGAAAAACACAAGGAAAGGAAGGTGGAGACTTGACATATTCGCCAGTCATATAGATTTTCGGGTATTTCTTTCGTACCTCTGCGGACACGATATTGAATACCTCTGTCTCAATGTCAATCACCCGAACACCTCCTTTGCGATAGACTGAATATCATTACAAACGGTAGTGATTGCAAGAGCCATCGGCATACGAGCCGGAGTACCACGAGACAGCTTCAATTCGCCATTTTCGTAGAATCCCCAAACCTCTTTTTTGCCGTTACCCTTACCGAATCCACCGATTGTCATTCCCAGTTCCGCACCATGAGGGTGAGGGGACGAACCGGGAGAGCCATTATGATAGACACCAGCACCAAACTCAACCCACACAGCGTCTTCACCACTTGCGACAACGACAGTAACCGACCCTCGGTTGTCAACCGACACATCGACTTGTGCGTATCGTGGAGAAGTTTGCCCTCCTTTGAGAATAAGCTCGTCAACGATTGCACCGTTGAAACCGCTTCGTGCTTCATCAGCAAGTCTTTCAGCAACTTTTTCTCTAAGAAGTTCTGTTTTTCTAATGATTTCTTGTTTGTAGTCAGCCAGCTCTTTCATAGCTCGGTTGATTTCACTCGTTGACAATCCGAATGAGATAACTTTCCTACCCACTGACAGTCACCTTGCTTATCGCAACCGACACGCTGTTCAAGCTCTTGACTACCTTCTTAACGATATAATCGTGAGGAGTAATGACCTCACCATCATCGTTTGTAACCAAAGCTCCAGTTTTATCAACCTGTGGCGTTTTATCGACCCATAGCACTGTGTACTCGTCAATAGGGGGAGCGTCCGTCCCCATGACAATTACCTTGTCATAGCTCTCGCTTTCTCCGAACTGTCGTGTGTTTATTTCACCCTTGGCAGCAGAGATATTAGCGGAGAACTCTACTGGGTTGTCTCGAATGATTTCATATTCCTCTGTAACATTTCCGTATTCGTCCGTCTTAGGGACTTTTTCTATGTAGAGAGCGTAGAAGAATCTGCTCTTGTTTCGTTCCATCATTCTCATTTAATCACCCCCACATGAGGAGTAACCACCTTGAGCATTGAGGACGGAATATCAGCATTTTCATAGCTTCGGGAGATACCGTTCTCGGAATGAGAGGTCTGACCCTCCGCACCACGCTTGTTCAGCATATAAGCGGCAATCTCGCATTGGAGAGTGTCGTACTGTGCCGGAACTTCCGTCGCACTGGAATCATACGGATATGCTCGATTGATGATTTTACGACCAGCCAATTTAAGATAGGTGGACAGCACTTCGTCATTGTCCGAACCACCGACCATCGCTTTGAGAGCAATCAGCTTTTCTTCCTCGGTCATGTTGTCCACCTCCTTTACTTAGGCAAAAGTGATTTCGTAGAAACCTTCGGTCTTAGGGTCAGACTTAGGAGTACCAACGATGTAACCGTTGTCGGTCTTAGCGTAGTAAACCTTGTCCTTAGTTACGGTAGTGTCAGTAGTGACCTTAGCCGTACCCTTGCAAACCTTGACAGCCTTAGTAGCGTCAGTCAGAGCGGCAAGATAATATTTACGAGAGTAAATGTCATTCTTACGATGGTCTGCGTCACGCTCTTGTTCGATTTCAACACCCTTCTTGTTGAAAATCGTTACAGCCTGTCGAGTAGCAACTACGACTGTACCCTTAGTAGCGTCCTTCTTGGTGTAAATATTCACACCAGCGACAGTACCTACATAGCCGGAACGTGCGTATGCTTCCACATACTTGAGGTCTTCTGCGAGGTTCTTACGAAGCTCAGCAGTATCAGCACCGTTAATGAAAGCGAAAGTCTGCGGAGCAACCTTCTCCGGCTGATTGTCAGTGCTTTCAATGTTCAGACTTGCAACAGCGTCTACGAAAGCGGCGAAGTTGAACTTATCTGCAAGAACAACCATGGTAGCCTTCTTGAACTCGCCGTAAATGTCACCATTCACGGTGTTGAACAGGTCAGTACCCATGTGACGAGTGCCGACAGGAACGAGCATAGGGTCGGTCATTTCCTGTTCGTCAAAATACTCGAACTTGTTCTGTGCCATGAGAATCTTGTACTCCTCCGGAGTATAAGAAACCTCAATGGACTTGGTGTTACCTTCGCCCATACCGAGCTTTTCAGTACCATTGGTAGCCTTGTAGACGTTAATCTTGCGAATCATACCAGCAGTACCCACGAGGGAGTTATCAACAGTACAGAACTGCTGTAAATCGAGGTGGGAATTGAACTGGTCTTCAACCTCATTGGAGAGGAAGAAGTTGTCATAAATTTTATGAGCCATTACTCATTACCTCCTGTATCGTTATTGGTGTAGAGGGCTTTGTAGTCCTCAGGATTCTTCACAGAATAATCGTATTTCTTCTGTGGAGACAGCTTACGGAACTTCTCAAGTGTCATAGTCTTGGAATCTCCGTCCGGGGTCGGTTTCGGTGTAACTTTAAGGGCTTCCGCACGAACCTTCTTCTCGACATTCTCAAGATGTTTCTTCTGATTGGCGAAAACCTTCTCGGTATCACCATCAGCCATTGCTTCTGCGGTAGCGTCAGCCAACTTCTCCTCATAACCCATGCCGAGCAACTTTGCCTTGAACTTGGAAACTTCGCTTTCACGGAGCAGTTTGTCATACTTGGACTGTAACTCCTCACGTTCCTCCTGTTCCTCCTGCTTTTTCTGCTCGTCCTCGGTGAGCTTTTCATTAAGCTCTTTCTTCTTAGCCGCAAGCTCGGAAGCCGTCTTGTCGAAAATGTCCTTCTTTACATATCCGCTGTAATCGGGGTCTTCGGTCTCGAACGCTTCAAGAGCGGCGATTTTCTGTTCTGGGGTCATGTCGGCGTAGCCGTCAATCTTGCTAATGTCAATCTTTGCCATGTTGGAATCCTCCTGTCTTTTAATGTCTTCTGTGACAATGTTTTGCGGTTTAAGTCTTCTCTGACTATTGCGATTTAAGGCTTCTCTGCCTATATTCACAGCGGTTTACCGCTTAAATATCGTTATTGTCCGGGTCATTACCATCATCCCCGGAATCATCGGGAGTGGTCTTCTCGGCAATCTGTGCTGCCTTTTCCTGCTGCTCCTTGTAATACTTCATGCTCATGGTGTAAGCAGATTCAGCGTCAGAGAACATTCCGCTATGCTGAAACGCCAACTGTGGGTGAATCTTAGGCTCTTGGAGCATGGAGATAAGGACTTGAGACTTACTCTGAATGGCTTCGTAGTTACGGCGAGTGAACTTCATATCAATGTCACTCAACTTGAGTGTGAGACCGCCGAGGTCTCGACAGATACGAAGAACCAGCTTGAGCATTTTCTTTTCTGCTCGCTTGAAGACATTCTCACTGTCCTTTGCTCGAGCTTCTGCGTCAGACCAACCATCACGGAGTAACACGGCAGAACCAGTGTCACTCGTGGAAGAACCACCGTTACGGTTTGGCATACCACAGATAGTGAGCATTGCGTTGTAGTAATCGTCTTTAAGGGTCTGCGATTGTGTTTGATTCAGCTCTGTGGTGACTACACCTACATCGGCGGCTTGTCCGTCAACAGACTTAACTTTGATTGCGCCGAGCTGTAAGAACTCCTCGTATTCCTCTTTGGTAATGTCGCAGTTAATGAACTTGATAAAAGCCTGTACCAACTGCTCCATACCGTCCATACGGTTACTTTCAACATTATTGATGGCGTCCAGCAAAGGAAGTACGATTTCAAATGCACCCAGCCGAGCATTATTAGCTGGATATTCAATAATCGGAATCATGTCGAGGGCATGAGGTTTGGATTCAACCAAAATGTCTCCGTCCACGAGGTAATAGTGATTCTCGGTGTAAATCGAGTAGTGGAAAATCTCGTTATCGTCCTTGCTGTACTTAACCGCCATCAGCGGCTTGTTACCGATTTCGTTAGAGTAGACAACGAATGTATCTCTCGGGTCGAGAGTGTAAAGCTCAAAAGGAGCTTCGTCTTCCTCGCCCGGTTCATCGGGAAGGACAAGACGGAACGCCGTACCACAAATCATCTGCCACTCGACAAGCTCTTGGTCTTGAGCGGCTTTATCCTCTGCGAACATATACTCGTTAAGGGTGTTAATCTGCTTTACGATTTCCTCGCCACCATTACGGCTGACGTACTGAATCGGTTCGCCACACAGATACCCAACCTTGAAGGACACGATTTCGTTTGCACGATTCTCGGTAATCTTATTGCAGATTTCGGGGCGAACGTCTTTGACACGGTTTCTGATTGGCTGGTCTCCACGGTAATACTTCCACAGGTAGTCAATCTCACTGCGGTTCAACTCGTGAGTAGTGAGAGCCTTACGAAGAACATCAACCACGTTTTCGTCCGTGATTTCTGTTACGCTGGTCTTGATAATGCGCCGACCGCTCATAAATCGTGTCTGACTTAGATATTTCGGCTTGCTCTCGTCAATTTGATGTGCCACGTTCCTTCCTCCTTTCTGCATACAAAAAAAAAAAAAATAGGTGCATGACTACTTGAGGTCTAAATCACCTCGTGCAATCATGCACCTATTCAAACTTGTTCTTTTTACTACACTATGATACCACAATATATAGTGGAAGTCAATACTATAACACACTATATATTGATAATTATGTAGAAAGTATGGATAACTTATACGACCTGTTTTACCACGGTCTCTGAAAGATTTCCACTTTTGCGCCGGACAGACTTTGTGCGAACTCTGCCAGCATAGCCATTCCATCGGGAACATCATCGTGCTTGTTTTTACCAGCCACAGTGTAAGAGCCGAGCATATCCATCATACGACCGTAATCACTCTGACGTTTATACAGGCTATCGTCTTTGAACAGGCAGTGTTCTTTGACCCATGCACTGTTGACGATGATTTTTGTCTCCTTATTGGTAGTAGTGAACTTGGTCGTAATGCGAGTGATACCTCCACGCTTCTTGACCTCGTTCTGTACCTTTTCGGCAACACGACCACCAGCGGAATTGCTCTCGAAACGGCACATTTTGACCTTACAGCGGAGCAGTATGTCCACCAATCGAGCGTCAACGATGTTCGGTAAGCTGTTATCACAGACACAATCGTCAATGTAGTAGTCATTACCGTACACATACGCCGCCGGGAGGAAAGCGTAGTCAGAACCCTTGTCCTTGGTATCACAAATACCGATAATAGCGTCCGGGTCTTCTGCTGGAAGCTCAAAATATCGGCGCAGTTCGTCCACATCGTAGAGCAGACCCTCACGCTCGATAGGCTGATTCATAAACAAAGCCTTGAAAGACGCTTCATCAAGGTTGTTCCTCATATCCTCGAAATAGTGGCGGCTGAATCCGACACCATAGGTGTAATTGAAATTACTTTCACCGTCTGCGTCCAGTGCCGGAAGAACAATGAACTTCGCTCGGGAATCACCACCGTACTGATTCTCCAACCGACCGATAACATCATGGACAGACCATCGGGTAGCGATATGGATTTCCTTCGCACCTTCCTTTTTTCGAGATTTAAGGTCGTTGGTGTAAGCACTCCATAGCTTATCCAATCGCTCCTTGCTCATAGCTTCCTCAATGCCGGAACACAAGTCATCGGCGTAGAGAATTTTGTCACATCGGGTAGCACCAGTCAGTGAAGCATTGATTGCTCGACAGGTGAGTGTAGAGAATCGGTGCTTCTTGTGAAGGTCAATGGTTTCCTCCTTGGAGTTCGTTGCCGCCATCTTTACTCCCGGGAACACATCAGCCCACAGATACTCGCTGTCGGTGATAATCTGATACACACCGTCATAGAAGGAGCGTGTCAGCATACCCGAGTGAGCAGAAGCAAGGGACTGTGAATCCGGGAATCGACCCATGACCCACGACAGGAAGAAGATACCGAGAGTGGACTTACCAGTACCGGGTGGCATGGAAATCGTAAGCAAATCCAACCTATCGTCAATCAAATCTTGCATTGCCTGTACGACAGGGTGCATGACCTTACGGCGAGGGACATAGAATTTCTTGTCCGGCTCACGTTCCCATTCGACATAGAGCAAATAGCTTTCAAAATCAAAAGGAGCGGCGGCAAGCAGAACCTTCTTGTGAAGCATGAACAGGGAACGAAGCTCCTTGTCTGTTTCAGACTGCGGAATCCGATTCTCGATAATGTCCGACAACTTTTTCAGATACTCCACGGATAGGGGAATGTTTGTCTTCTGTGTCTCGAGACAGATATGGTATAAATCCTCATAGGCTCTGACCCCGGAGGGGGTCTTTTTGATTTGCCCGAGAATTTTTTCAAGTAACTCTTTCATAAGTACCTCCAAACAAAAAAAAAAAGTGCGTCACCGTTCAGAGAATTAAATCTCTGTGCGATAACGCACCCTTATCATTAAAATCTTTTCTTCGTTTTCGTTTCCCTCAGTGGTGAGACTGCTCATTCATTTTTACAATCTCATAGAGTACCACAAAGGGAAATATCAATAATGCCAGCACCCACATAGGCTCATTCCTCCGTCAATGGGATTTCGACCTTCTCGCCGCCGGACAGCTCCACCGATACGGTAGAATCATCGTCAAGCTCGAACAGCCACACCACATCAGCGGTCGTGCCGCTCTGCACATTGGAATCACACTGCACATAGCCGTTGGTTCTGTCACCTGTCGGGACAATCGGTGACAATTCGACACCGTTCTGAAATGCTTTGACCGACACTTCATCAGCCGGGACAGCAGTTTCGGAGCTGTCGTTGGTGTACTGCGTATAGACAGCCACACAATCGTACTGTTCAAGAACAGTGAGCTTTTCTCCGCTGACATACGAGACCTTGTGTTGTGGTTCAGCTCCACACCCGGAGACCGCCAGCATAAGCACTCCGACAAGCATAATAGATAGCATTTTCTTCATTTCTATACCTCCAATGGGAGAATGGGGGAGTGTACGCCCTGTACCCAGCCCATGTCTCCGTATTTGTATTTGCCCTCATAGAAGGGGCGGTTAGATAAAATCCCTCGAATGGTGGACGGCTGAAACCTTTTACCTTTTCGGGTTCGATAGCCACCATCGTACAGAATCTCGCAAATGTCCAGCAAAGAGGTGTGATTCTTGTCATGCTCTCGGAATACCGTCTCCACGATAGGGCGTTCCTCCGGGTTCTGCATGAGCGTACCGTCTACGCAGTAATAACCATACGGCTTGTTGCCGCCGGAATACCCACCACATTGTGCCTTGAGAGACCGCCCACGCCCAGTACGCAGAGCAATGTTCTTTCGTTCCTGTTCTGCAACGAACATCAGCAGAGAACGGTAGATGTTGGCGAAATCATCACCCTCCGAGAAATGCTCCTCGGTGGACAACAGCCTTTCATTTCGCTTCTCGAGCGTGTAGAAGTAGTAGAAATACAATTTTGTGTCACGAGCAACACGGTCATTCTTGAATACAATTACGGCTTCATGTGCCGGGAGCTGGTCTGCATTGTAGAGAATCTTGTCCAGTTCCGGGCGGTTGTCCTTCGCACCGCTGATTGTATCGGTCAGCCAGCACACGATTTCAAAATCATTCCTGTTGGCATAATCGGAAATCGCCTGTTTCTGAACCTCGATACCGTATTTATCGTCCGCAGATTGTTCCTCCGTAGATACACGGATATAACCAATCGCTTTCACGAGATATTCACCTCCTTCAAGTAGTTAAAGTAGTGGAAAATCAAAAATTGCGGTAACTTTTGCTATATATGCGCGTACTAAGAGAAAGTTACACGCAAAATGCTGTTTTCAACTACTTTAACTACTTCAATCCTTCTTTTCGTAGGTGAGAACGATGTTATAACCGAGAGCGTCCATCATTTTCACGAAGGTATCGTTCACGATTCCACCATTCTTCTTGAGAATCCTGTTGATGTACTGTCCAGTAGTACCGATTTCCTCACCCAATTGCTGTTGTGTCTTCTCAGCTTCTAGGAGTTTCACCTTTACATCAACTTCAATGTTATTCTTAACCATGTTTTGACCTCCTGTTTGTTGTTTGTGACACAAGTATAGCACGGTAGAGTGGGAATGTCAACACTTACAGGATAAGAAATTATCTTTTATAGGGTCTTTTTATTTTTTGAGAATATTCAGCGTACTCCCTTGCTCGGTTTTCCCCCTTGTCAATCCCCCTCGGGGTATACCCCTACACCACATAGAATGCCGCCACAAACCCGAAAAACGATGAACCCATACAAAAATATACACCAACGCACAAAAGCCACGGAAAATGCCCCACAACGTCCCACAATGCAAGCCGGACACAATGCACCAACACCCACGAACGACACAAGCCCGGGACACGTTCGCCCCGGGCGTCTATTCTTGATTATATTTTACGTTTACCGGGCAGCGGTACACGCACGAAAAAAAAAAAAAAAAAAGCCCCGGTTATATAACCGGGGCTATAAAATCAGTTGTTCATGCTTAACAATTCAGCCATCACAACCAGCGGAAAAAGTAATATGCAAATAAGTGCCATTTATTCACCCTCCTATATTATGCGAATGTAAAGCGGCGGCTTTTCGTTGTTCGGGTATATTTCGCGGCTATTTCGGGCGCGTCCTTTTTTAATGCCGTTGTATCAATGCGAGAGGAAATAACCGCTTTATAACTTGCTTTGTGTTCGGTGCCTTGTAAAACTTCGGTATTTTGCGCTTGCATGATGTTTTTGAGTTCATCTTTTAGCCCGTCAATAATGGCGGCGGTTTCCTCTTGCAAACGGGTATATTGTGCAAGTTCTCCCATGATAATATCAATATTTTTCATTATAAAATCTCCTTTAGTTTGAATATTTTAGAATCGCGCAGCATAGAAACGAACACATTATAATGCCCCCGTTTCCAATAATTTATAAATAATTTTCTCATCGTCTGTTGGAATCGGGAAATATACCCAGCTTGTACCGTATTTATAGCCGCATACCGGGCAAGCCTTAGCTAATAACCCGTCGGGGTGTTCGCTTTCTCTCAACCATCCTAAAGCCTTTGTTTCAGTGTGTCCACCGTCTCCGGCATAAAGCGGCTTTTTCGGTTCGTAATATTTCGCCAATTCTTCCGGCGGTGTTTCTGTCCATGTTGTAAGAGAATAAGACAACCCAGCAAAAAAGGCTTGTTCTGTTGTTGGTGTGAATGTTTCCCCGGCTGTAAGAGCAGACAAGGCGGCTTTTTTCGCTTTGTCCTGTTTGCTCATAGCTTCTCTTGTCATTCTCCAATGGTGCAAAGTAACTTTTTTACTTGCTAATTTATCCCATCCGGCTGCGTGTTGATGTTCACACTCTGGGTGTAGGTCGTTTAAGTGGTAAAGTTTCCACAATCGGAGAATTTCAGAAAATACCGGATTATTAATATATGGGGCGATTGTGTCCAAACATTGACCGCCGCACACAATGTCACTGTGTCGAGTGTTCCAAACATCAGCGAAAACAGAAAATACTTTCTTGTCTCCGTCCTGTTTATATTCCATCTCAACCGTTACACGGTTTTTTGCTTTCCCTCTGTTTTCAAAATCAATATAACCAAAATCAAATATCCTTTTCATTTTATTTTATCCTCCTTTATATTTAATTCTCTGTGTTTTCTAACTCATCGAACAATACAGCGAGTTCGTCAGACTGTTCTATACTGTCAATGTAGCGGCGATTTTCGCCCATTGCTTCTATCGCGTATTTGTCAAGATAACCTGTATAATCTTTATAATCAGCGGAAACGAGGTTTCCATAACCGTTGTATGTGAAGTAATCCCGGTTTGGGTTAAACTGCCCATATTCCCTGTTACCGCTTCCATCTGTGCTGTATGTTTCTTCATCGTAGCCATAAAACGCCCGGCGCAATATTTCGCTTGGCTCTGTTCCTATGAAGCATTCGTCTAATTCATCCATTGTATAATAGCGATTATCGCCCAGATAACCATTATAGGCGTCAAGCTCTTCTATTGCTTCATTGAATATGTCTTCATTATCTTTGAAGAATGCTATTATATCGGTGGTGACTTCCTCGGTGGTGCGTTTGGTGGTCTCTTCCTTTTCGGTCTCCGGCTCATCAATTACAAGTGCAAAGCGGTTGTTATATACGACTTTGTCACCGGGTTTTACTTCGCTATTGCTTACGGTTTTACACCCTCTCGGGCTGTCGTCTTTTACACTCCATGTGCTTGTGGCTCTAATCTCGTCCATTGTGATGGTTTCTTTCATGGTTTTATATCCTCCTTATATCAACCCATCACGGGCAAATTTATGTATTCGGCTTTGTGCATTCCGCAAAATGCGGTAATGTGTCGCCCCGTTGTTGCGCTCCAGCCGTCCCACATTCTTATAAGCTCCCCGGCTGCCGTCCTTTTAATAATCGGCGTGTTGTAGCTGTAAAGCGTTTCTGTTCCGTCGTCCTCAATAAAAACTTTAGCTTTGCCGTAAAAACTTTTCCGACCGTCCGTAGGGATTAAATCATAAATTTTCATGTTGTTTATTCCTCCAAAATTGTCTTAATGAGATTGTTTCTTATCTCTTTACGATTATATATTAGCACAATCAAGATTGTTTGTCAATACTTTTCAGATAAAAATTTATCTTTTTTGTGTTGACGGTTTATCTTGCTTGTGTTGTTATTCTTATTATAATTCTTATTATACGAATTGTCAAGAAAAAAATTCACAAATTACGAATTATATCAAATGCAAAATTCGCATTATAATAGAAAACTACCCACGCCGCCCGAACTTGCGTTTTAATTTAATGTGTTAAAGCAGTAAAGAAGAGAGTGCCATGTCCGGCTGATTTTCTGAAATTTTCCGTAAATTTTTGCATAGAAAAAGCCCCGGAAAATCCCGGAGCAATTTCATAGTCGAAAGTCGAAAGTCGTTAGTCGTTCGTGTCCTCGTCAGAGTCGCTTGCTGAAAGTCGCTTCTGTTGGTCGCTTGCAATGTAGCGTTCTCTGATTTCTTCAGCGGAATAGTCGTTGTCGTTCTGCTGGTTCGGTGTGAGAACGTACTCGGTCTTGTCTTGGTAGCCATAGTTGTTTTTGCCGAGGAAGATACCAGCTACCGGGTTAACCTTGCCGGAGTTCATGTAGGATTCCCACAAATTTTCGAGCAAAAAGTACGCTTTTTTAATGAGGTCGGTCACGCCCGGCGGCAACGCTGTCTTATACCCTGTACTTCCTGTTGGAGCATTATGAGTAATAGCCCACAAAGTCTGTCTGCTCATGCCATTCAACGCCATAGCCATACCAGCAACAGTCGGTTTCATATCAGCGTTCGCATACAACATAAAATAGTCGGAAAGTCGTTGCTGAACCTCCGATACACTTTCCATATCAATGTTTGGCATATGAAACAATTTCATGTTAACGCTCAAGAACTTCGCATTATCCCCAGCGTCAAGGTTGAATCCATTCATACCTATCACAGGAGAGTTGCCGCCCCTTGGTTTACCTTTCTTTTTAGGCTTCGTCTCTTTCTTTCCAACAGTCTCCTCGCTGGAAACAGTCTCCTTAGTCGCAACAGTCTCCTCGGAACTGTCTGCTAATAGCTTATCTATATCCATTTCAGTCTCCTTTCTAAAATTCTTCTTATTATAATCTTAGAAGTAGTTAAAGTAGTCGAAAATCGGTTTTTGCGTATAACTTTTATATATAGGGATTTTTCTATATAGAGGAAGTTACACGCAAAACCTTAAGAACAGCTACTTTAACTACTTGTAATAATAAGAATAACTCTTATTTGTAAAAGATTGTTTTTCAATCTTTTTCAGATAGTTTGGTAAATGTCATTTTTGATAAATACTTATCCGATTTAGATTATCTGCGTCTTTCGTCCACCACAGGCGGTAAAACACGCTTCACCTTGACAGGTTCAAGCTCTACAATGCGGTAATCTTTGCCACACTCTCGAGAGAGAAAATCGCACTCTGCGAAGCGGTATTCATCGTATGTGAGCATGCGCTCGAAGTCCGTTCGCTGGTGTCGAGGGTAGTAGCGGTAGTCCGTACCGTAGACGAATTTACCTGTCTTCCGATTCTGAATCGCAAACATCGTCTACCTCCTTATCAGTACCTCCGAGCACTTCCTTGATATATCTGCCGAACTCTTTAAGAGCTACACCAATAGAGTAGGCGGCAAAGTCGAAGGTCTTCTCAATCTCGGGGTAACGACTGCGGACGTATTCGGCAAGTATGTCATTTCGTGTCTTCATTTCCCAACTCCTCCTCGAGAATCTTTTCAAGCTCCCTTGTGCCGACAGCTTTCATGTAGGTATGCGGAGCTTTGACGGTAGATACCTTGATTGCACTCTCGGCAATACGAGCCTTGAGACGTTCCAGTAGAGAAACGTTCTGAAAACCTTCAATCTGTATTGCTACATTGTGAGAAGGAATAGTGCCGTGATTGAAAAGTCGTATCTCGTCCTTCCCGAGCCATTTCTGCCACTTACCACAAGCGGAGCAGTAAATCCCGATATGATTGCCGTGTTCCTCGATGAAGAACTCCTTGCCACCACATTTGCAAATCATTTCCATAGTTATACCTCTCACCATGACTTAATACCCTTGCCGAGTTCGACAGAGAGTTTCGTGCTGATAATTCGGGCGTGTTCGTACTGGGCTTTCACGCCGGGAACAAAATATTTTGTAATTCCATTCTCAATGTTCTCCCGATTCTGATTGAGAAGGTCTGCTTGGTACAGGTTCAAGAGCCGTACCAATTCCTGTTTTTCGGTTATCGTCATTTTCTATACCTCTTTTCTGCGGACTGAATCCGCTCGTAGATGTCCTCAAGAGACTCCGTAACCACGATATAATCCTCCTCGCCGAAACAGACATTGTTTTTACCCTGTACGCAGGTGACAGTAGTGACAAGGTTGAGATTTACAAGTACCTGTCCGATAGTCGGACATGTGAGCCAAATGAACATTGTCATACCTCCTTACTGATTGTTTTCAGCATTGTCTTTTTCAATTGTTGTCACTTCTTTACTTATAAAACTTACCAATTGTTATTGAATATCTATGGAAATTAACAAAGATATAAGTTTCATCTTTATAGTGCGATAAGCAAACACCAAAAGACCATATTCCTCTATCATTTTTTGTAACGTCAATACCAAACTTTAATCTTTCTTCATTCATCATTCTTCCTCACCAACCATTTCTTTTACAAAGCTGTTGAGATTATCAAAAAAGCCATTAGAGCCGCCTAAATACCAAACAGGGTTGTCATAGCGTTTTTTCAACTTCTTCGCAAATTTTTTGTATGCTTCGATTTTTATTTCACTCATATTTGATAATTCTGATTTCAATCTCTCAATTTCTGTCTTTTGGCGGTAGATAAAGCTGGATTGTCGCATAATGAGGTTATAAACGCCCTCGGGAATACAATAATATTGTTTCTCGCCGTATACCCCTTTTGTACTTTTTTGGATTGTGAGTTCATATATCCCATCTGTGTTTTTAAATAAATTTCCAATTGCCTTTATAATTTCTGCGTCTTGTCTTTCGATGACTTCAGCACAAATCTCGATTTTCGCTTTCGCACTATCATTTTCTGCCTTTTGACGTTTGATAAGGTCAAGGGCATACCTCTCTAATACCCATTGGTCTTTATCGCACAAATTTTGTTTGTTAAAAGGACACCCTTCACAAGCCTTATCGGTGGTAGTGCTTATGCACCGTTTCAAGCCCTCTACAACATCTTCATCTGTTAGTTTCTTATCGGTCATTTACAGCACCTCCTTCAATTTTAGACCACAATAGGTTGCATAGCCGCTCGAGGTCGATTTCCTGTCAAACCACTCTGGGTGACGCTCCATTTCAGAATTGAACTTACGAGCCGACAGAATATAAGCACCCTCGGACTTCGCCCAAATCTTGAAAGCGTTGTATAAGTCTTTTGCCTTGATAACTGCCATTTTATCTCGAGTGCCGTACTCGTTATCTGTTTCTGACACTCGCTCACAGCGGCTTTCAAGAAACTGCAATACGAGGTCGTTATCACGCTCGTATTTGGTGACAACCGATTTCAGACTACCACTCATTACAAGTCCACGTTCCTTGTAGTGGATATACCCACGCACCAGCCACATAAAAATGCCGCTCATGTTGGACTGCTCACACAGCTCGTCCTTTAGGTGGGTGTCCTGCTCCTCCGGTGTAAAGTGGCGATTGAACTCTATCACTTTGATACGCTCGGAAGCGAACAGGGACTTGTCTGTCACCATCGGAAGGTCGTTACAGGAAAGCCATAACGTAAATTGCGGCTTGAATGTGATTGCCGACTGATACAGCGCACGAGCGGAGATTTCCTCGCCGCCTGTAAGCTGTTTGATTTTCTCCTCGTCCAGCTTGCCGTATTCGTTGCTCTCGGACATTGTGACGAAGCGTTTGCCCTTCAACCCGGCGAGGGTAGGGCTGGCAGCTTCTGCGTCCTTCTGACGGTCTCCACGGCAAATCATACCGACCGGGGCTACCTTAGCATAGTCACCGAGCATAGTCTCAATGGTGTTGAGGAGAGTAGACTTACCGTTACGGGTGGTCTTGCCGTGGAGAATAAACATACACTCCTCGTTGCTCATACCCAGCATGGAATAGCCCAACGCCCTTTGAAGGAAGTCCGCCTTGTCCTCGTCATTCTGTGTGACCTCTTTAATGAACTTCTCCCATCGTTTACACGTAACCGTCTTGGAAATGGTATGGTTAAATGCTGTCTGCATGGTGAGAAAATCTTCCCAGTTATGCTCCCGGAAGGAGAAGTCTCGAAGGTCGTATGTACCATTGAGACAGTTAATGAGGTAGGGGTCTGCGTCAAACTGCACAGCAGAGATACGAAGCTCACCTGTTGCGTCCTTGAGGATTCTGTCTCGCATACGTCTGTCACCCATCTTATTGACGAACCCTATATAGGACTTTCGAGTATCATCGTCCTCGATTTCTCCACAGTAGAGAATCATCAGACGGACGAAATCTTTAATCTTCTCGGACACGAGAATCGCTCCCTCGTCCTTACGCCATGCTCCCTCGTGATAGGTGTACCAGCTCTTGTGTTCCGGGCAGTAGCGAGCTTCGTGAGAGTAGAGCAAACCAAACAGGGTTGCCATACCCATTTCACTCCATTCAAAGCCGCTGGAAGTCTCGTCAGCCTTTTCCGGGTGATACTGCTTGATAAGGTACATCTTTGAAGATAAATCCTCGTCCATAATGACACGACCATTTTGTGTCTCAAAAAGCTCTTGCATTATTTATCACCTCGTCATTACCTTATTGAGAAGGTCTTCGTAAAGGTGCTTATAAAGATTCCTCTCGACCGTTATAGAGCGGTTAACAGGCTCACTCTCGTCCATAGGAGCGGTGATACCGAGAGAACAGAGGATTCCAGTATTGACACCCTCCATTTCCTTATCGGTACAGGTACGGACGAAATCACCCAGCCTGTCCTTATTAACCGTGTAGATGGTCTCACACAGAGCGGTTGAAGGAATCTTGCACAGCACCTCTGCATGAGTAGGCATGAGACGCTTTTCCTTGGCGGTGAGATAGACCACCTCTACAACATCTGCGTGTTCATTCAATTTATCAGAGGAAACAACGATTGCTGGTCTTCCCTCAGCATTACTCGGGTCTGTGGCGTAGCACTTGGAGTTGGAAATATAGAAAATATCTCCTCGCTTCGCCGAGACGTTCTTATTCATGTAATATGCCATAATTACACCTCACTTATTTACTTTGTAAAAGGCTTCCGCAAACTTGGCACTCGTCATACTACGCCGAGCCGCTTGTACGTTCCAACCATCGGGCACTACATAGTCCTCGGGTAGTTGCGGAAGCACTCTATTGTTTTGAGCCGAGAGAAGCTTTTCGTCCTCTGTCATTTTTCTCGGGCATTTCTTAGGCTCATTGAAATATCCCCAAATGTCTGTCTTCTTGGTGTAGTTCTCTCCGTATTCCTCGGGAGAAAATGTAAACTTTGGTCTGCCGAGAAACTGTCTCAAGTAACCCATCGGATTTTCCAAAGCCCAAAACTTGAGCTGTGATTCATTGGAAGCTCGACAGAACCATATAATCTCAAGACACTTGCTAACAAGTTTAATAGCACTCTCAAAATCTCGGGGAGTCTTAGCTGTAGTACGAGCAAGAGAAAACATGGTACAGGTAGGAGCGGCAAAAATACCGTAAACCTCGTCAGCATTAACTTCTTCCATAACCATTTCGTCTCTGTTATAAAACTGAATCAGTCTTTCTCTCTCTTGAGTATCAAAGAGATTGTACCGAGGGAGAGTGATAACTCGAACATCATATCCGGCGTCACGATAAGGCTTCGACCATGAGCCTGTACCGCCGCATAAGTCAAGAATAATTTTTGCCATTATTTTTACCTCCTATATTTCCGCAGTAACACTTTGAGGTTTTGCACCTCGAAGCGTAGCAGCATTGATTATGTAGATGGTAAGCGTGGTAAACACATCTTTTCTTGCAGTTTTCACATCTTGTCTGCACGACATTTACCTCCGTTCTTTATTGAACTCGTCCCACAAGGGGGAGCGAGATTTTAGGATAAGAGAAAGACCGGGCGAACGCCATGAGAATAGGAAGCGGTGCCGCAGGTCGCAAGACCTCTGCAGCTGACAACGACGAAATCGAAGAAATAGGAAGTGGAATCCTCAACTTTGTTCTGTAACCAGTACCATTCCTCTATGCCTGTCTCCGAACCTTGAAAAGCGATACGCTCACGGCGGTTCTCCATACCGTAGAAACGTCTCACAGAGACAGGGGTCATCCTTACACCATAATGGTTCATTCCGAAGATTTCACGCTCGGTAGGAATACGAAGCATATCAAAGCAGTTCGTCTGACCTACTTGCATACCAACCATGCGTCTCTTGATTTCCTCCGGGAAGGTATCAAGGATTTCGCCATTCAGAGTGTGGCGAAGGTCAGAGTTGAAATAACTGATTTCCATACCACCCATTCTGCCCGGGGTCTTGAACATCGACTGTTCGTCCTTGAGACAGTCAACAGTGATGAACAGCATACCGTTCGGGGTCTCACGAATGGCTTTCGCCTTAACCTTCTCCCCGGTGGTGAGTGTGAAGGAGATAATGTCTCCCAGTTCAAACAGTTCAGTGTCAATAGTCATGTTTCTCATAACTTCCATGATAAAAACCTCCTTAATATTTATTGGATAAGTTTTTGTCTTGCTGTGATTATAAGATAGCACATACAAGATTGAATGTCAATACCTAAAAGATAAAATTTTGTCTTTTATGTATAAGTTATCGTCTTTTGTGTCTAAGTGCTTTACGCAATCCTTGCAGCATTTAATATTCATCGTTTATACCTCGTGACGCTGTTGCAGATAGTTCGTAGTTCATTCCTATCAAGAGGTGGGTCACAGGCAACCGTATTGGCATACAACAGTTCCTCGTAAATCTGTGACTTGGAATAACCTTGATTGTGGAGCATACCAGCGAGGGAGGTGAGACAGATATTGCGGCTTCCGTCCGGAATTCTTGGATAGACTGGACGGAGCTTCACACGCCCATTCACGACAGGTTCTTCCCATATCGGGACATATATCTTATTTCGCCCAACAACCACCTTATCGGATGTCTCTCGAGCTTCCGGGAAGTATTTCTCCACCACATAATCAATCGCTTCTTGATTCTCGATAATTTCTCGGTAGAGAAGGGTGTTCCCGGTCATAATGAAGTAGCGAGCCGCCTTGTAAATCTCCACGCCAGCAAGATTGTTCTTGCCCTTGAAGGGGAGAGTTCCACGGAGTAGGATATGAAATCCACGCCCACTCTGGGATTTCTCCGTATAACTGTGGCACTTACCGACAATATCAGCCCCGAGGACGCTCATAAGACCGTCTTCATCATAACCCACATCTATATCCACACCGATTATATCGTTATCATTGAAAACAAAACCGATGTTCCCAGCACAACCCTGTTCCACAAGTGAAGCGGCTGTCTCAAAGTCCGACCACGATAAAGGATTAACCGAGGAAGCAACTTCGCCTGTATATGGATTCAGAGGGACTTTGCTGTCCGGCTGAACACACACCCATTGTTGTAACTCTTTTAATTCCTGTGGTATTTCCTCAAACATTTCGCTTCACCTTCTTTTTATTACGATTCTGAACAGTCATTGTGACCCACCTACAATTAGAGGGTTCGTAATTACCATCGCCGTCAATTCTGTCGATTGTGAGGTTATCAGCATATCCGTGAGATAAAGCCCAGTCTCGAAAAGAATCAAAACTGTTCATCCATTCTTCACAAACTGAAACTCCTTTACCGCCGTAATACTTGAAATATGAAATATTCGGATTGGTGCAACGAGTTTTCATAGCTTTCCAAATACGATACAGCCTTGTACCAGTTTGACCATGGCAGTAACGACTATTTCGTTGGGCTATCGTGGTCATACACCCACACGATACATTAGCATTTTGAGTGAGCTGATTTGCTGTGCGAGTACATATTACCCCACATTTACACTGACATTCCCATAGAGAGTGACCCCACTTAGAGCCGATACGCCGAATAACTTTCAAGTTTCCAAAAGTTTGTCCGGCGATGTCTACTGGTCTCATAAAAGACCCCTCCGCTTTGCCACCTTTCTTTCCAGCTCATTTACGAGCTTCCAAATGCTGTCCTGTGAAATGCCTTTGGTCTTCGCCAACTGATAAATATTGTCTGGGACGGTATCACTCTCACGATAGATATATAGGAGCATTGCTCGGTCATTATCGGAGAACGACTTGAGTGCGCTGTCACACGCCGCCCAGTTATGTTTGTCTGTTTCCGAGTGGAACTTCGGTTTGCCGTGTCGAGTATAGAATCGCAGACAATGATTCACATACTCGGAGTAATAAGTTCGGCTCATTTACTTGTCCTCCTCATACACGGAACTCAATGGGGCTTTCTTTGCTGTCTTCTTGACCTTGACACCCTCGAAATACCATTGATTGTCAATACAGATAGGGTAGTCCGGATTGTCAGATTCCATCGGCTTACCAGTGTCAATGATATGCTGTGCCGCAGACACGGAGAGGTTGTTCTTTACGAAGTCCTTCCCGGTGCGGAGCAGAGCGTTCACTCTGCCGTTGACGTTCTTCAACTTATACATTGTGTATAACCTCCTTAAATTCGTTATTCAGAGCTTCCACATCGACATTGCAAAGCTCCTTGAGTTTGTAGCGTTCCGGGTAGGTATCGTCCATTTCGTAGACCTCCCTCATGTGAATGTGTTCCTTCAACATATCCCGGTAGAATCTCTCGAGACGCTTCTTACCGAACCCGAGGTAAACATGAAGCGTCCACAGCACCATTGCGTCAATGTCGAGAGAATAGGCTTCGTCATGCTCAAGAATCTGTTGGTCGATTTCGTGAATTGCCGCCGCTGTCGCTCTTTCCTTGGCTGACTTCTCCGCATGAGAGACCATGTGGTCGAAATCACTGACTTTCAGATTCAGAGTGGGTTCTTTCTGTACCTTTATTCCGGCTTTCTTCTGCCTACGCCGTTCAGCTCTGTTCATTACCCACACCTTCCTTCAAGAGCGAACCATAAGGGAGGGTGAGAATCCAATCGCAGAACATACGCCACTCGTCCAGCTTGTGACCTCTGCGATATTCCAGCATATTCAGAAGGTTTTCGTAGGTCATAGTGACCGTTCGCTTCTGATTGAAAGAGGAGGGTAAAAGCTGAATCATGTTCCACCAAAACTGCTTACGCTCAACATCGGTGAAATCACCTTCACTCACGAGCCTGTTGTAATCGTTGTACCAGCCACGATTGTTGTTAAGCTCGTTAATCACAACACCGAGAATCGCCTTGCTCGGCTCGTCCAAATGCTCACAGGAGAAGTCCTCGAAGGTGAACTCCTTTGCCTGTATCTTGTGCATGGTGGAACAGCTATTAGCTGTCGTGCCGACCTTGTATGTATCGAACTCCTTCCACCAGTAGAGGGGAGCGGTAATATCCACCGATACAAAAATCTGACGGAGGAACTTGCGGTGAGGTGCGCCGCCACGAATGAGCCGGGTCATAAGGTCTTTATCATTGTCACCGATTGCATAGCACTCATACGGAGTACAGTCATGCTCCTTCGGGTGACAGATACCTTCTCGGTCGATGATTCCACACTTGCCGCAGTCAACCGCCGGGTAGCTGTCGGAGCGTTCCCAGCTATTGAGGGGATTTCTCATTCCTCGGATAGCGTGTTCCCAGCCCCATACCTCGGGTTTCTCAAATTTAATCATCGCTCACTCCTCCTTAATAGCGGTTCTTGGCTCGAGACAGGCTTGCCATCTGACGCTTCATCATGTCCTCGTAAAACTCGTTGCTCGGGTTATCCACCTTGTAGCAAGGGCGGTCTCCGAAGAACACACAGTAGGTATCTGTGGTCTTTTCATGTACGATGGTGGTGTATTCCTTTGTCATAGCCGAACCAGCCATAACAGGCTCACCAGTTTCGGTCACATCGAACCCGGTGCAAGTGCTATCCCATATCTGCGAGAAGCACTCAACACTGAAATCGAGGTAGACTTTCTTGCGGCTCTCATTCTCCTTAATCTCGGCAATCTTCTGAACGAAATCCGGGTCATGGGCGAGAGCCTGTTGTGCCTTATAGAGCAGAAGCTCCAAATTCGGGATTCTTGCCACCATACCTCACACCCCCTCTACATGGGAAGCGAGCATATCGGCTTGGTGTGTCCACAGAACATTTGTATATTTATGCACTGCTCGTGTATAATCGTTCCATTCGGACTTATCGCAGAAAGCTCCCATGTGATAGCGAATACACATGATTTCCTCCTCGGTGAGCTTGAAATACTGTGCCAGCACCATAACCGACTTATCGCCGTGACCCTTGAGCAGAGTGTCCATAGCGTATTCCCACTTGGAATCGTCTCTGATTTCCTCGCCGCCGAGAGTTTCAGCAATGACCGGGTGCTGGTAGTTGTCCATCTTACAAAGGTCGTGGAACATACCAACCAGCAGAGGTGAGCGAGGGTTCTTCCAGTCAAGACGGCACTCCTCCGTGAGCTTCTTGAGGTAGCGAGCTACCATGTAACTGTGGTCGAACAAACCACCCTCGTAATTGCCGTGATACTTGGTGCTTGCCGGAGCGGTGAAGAACCCCTTATCTAACAGGTCTTTCTTGACCTCCGGGGGAACAATGTCACCCATGAGGTTATTGAACTTCTCAATACGTTCTGCCAGTGTCATACGTCACCCTCCTGTCTGTGAAGACTGCGCTCTTTCTCGAACCCATTCGGGTAACGGTTGCGGAGCTTGTCTACGTTCATCTGCAACACCGCCTCGAGGTCGTAGCCGATAGCGTGGGCGGTAACTGCAAGATACCACGCCACATCGCCCAGCTCTTTTGCGAGGTGAGCTTTGTCCAGCTCGTGACCTTGGAAGCGGTACTTCTTAACCATATCCACACATTCGCCGGATTCACCAGCAAGCCCCATAACACCGTTGAGCAGAATCTCGTCATTGTTCGGGTGGTTCATGCCAGCCGCAGTGCGGAGAGCTTCGGTCTGATACTCATTGATTGTCATGCTTTTTCCTCCTGTGATTTCGCCAATTCGAGATACTTCTTCAAGTACCAATCGGCTTTCTTAATGTCCTCGACACCGTTCTTATTTCTGTGTCGGTAGATGTATTTGAGAGCATTGCATACACAGAAGTCCTTCGTGGCTTCCACGCCCTGTGTCTCGAGCATTACCTCAATGCACTCGAATTTCCCGGTCTCATAATGTGCCGGGTGATTGACATTATCTGTCATGCGACACCTCCTATTAAAAATCCGGGAGAGGAGCTTGCCCCTCCCGGCTGATTGCTTAACCCAACAGTGCGTCAATATCCAGTCCAGTCTTAGCCGGAGCGGAAGCAGTCTGTGTCTTAGGTGCGGCTTTCGGAGCGGCGTTATTACCATTACCGAGAGTGAGCGCACGAGCGACAGGCTCGGTATCGAAACCGTCTGCCGGAGACTTGTCTCCGAGGTTTGCGAAAGTGACTTCCTTGTTCGGGTCTTTGTTGCTCGGAACTTTGGTGTGAACAACCTCTGCACGTATGTAGTGATTGATAAGCTGTTCCGGGTCAATGTCCTCCATCGTGTAGTCGTTCATAGCCGTCTTAGCGAAGTAGGAGAAAGCGTTCAGAGCCTTTTCGTTGTACTCGTCATTCTTATCCTTGATAGAGAAACGCTCGGTGTGAGTTGCGCCCTGTGCGTTTACCAGCTTGATTTCGATACGACCGAAATCCTCGTCATAGGTTGCGTCATAAATGCGGAAAACGTATTCCCCCTCCGGGATAATTACAAAACCGCTCGTCATAGGGATTCTTGCCATTGTAGTGTCCTCCTTAAAAAGTTCTTTTTTTCGTACTGTTGGTGAAGACGATTTCCGTCAACTTCCATGCCTGTTCCTCGGTGAAACCAGCCTTGATATAGCTGTTGTACATATTGTGAAGCTCAACAGCGGCTTCATCGTACTTCTCAACCTTGAGAGCTTCCTCACGCTGTTCCTCGAGAGCTTTCATTTCCTCGGTCTGCTTCTTATGCAGTTCCATGACCTGTTTGGTCAGTTCCTTACTGTTTGCCATAAATTTATCCTCCTTATTTAACCGTCATGCGGTAGGTTTCAGATTTCTTGCTATACTTATCCAGCAAGCCGTCAGCTTTCAGAGCGTCCTTATCAACGCTGGTAGTCTCGGAACGAGAGACAGTCCACACATAGGTAGAACCCTTGACCTCGACCTTCTTATCGCCATCACGGAACTGCCCCATAGCGTGTTCCTTGATAATGTCATTGATGGTTTTGAGACGCTTCTCCTTGTCTGCGGTAGAAGCGGAAATCTCGTCCAGCTCCTTCTTGAGACCTTCGGCTTCTGCAATCAGAGCTTCAATGTCAGTCTCGGGAGACAGGGTGTTGGTGCGGAGTGCCGCAAGGATTTCAGCGTCCTTCTTCTCGTCATACTCCGGGGAGATACCAGTATCGACATAATCAACCCACCACTGCTCAACGGCGGCTACCTTGTCTGCGAAGTCCGGGTAACGCTCGGAGACCTTGAACTCAACAGTGATGGTGTTGCTTGCGGTCGGCTGATACGCCGCCGGGTCTTTGTAGTCCTTCTCGTCAAGGAAGGAAGCGACCATAATCACATCGTCCACACCGTACAGGTAAGCGTATAATGCCGCCTGTAATGCGTAATACTCGGGAACATCGTTCTGCCAGTCCTCCGCACGTTTGGTGGTCTTCATTTCGAGAACAGCTTCGATGGTCTTGCCGTCTTCGCCCTTCATCAGATAGTCCCACATACCGCCGAGGTGTTTGCTCTCCGGGAAGAAATCTCCCCATGTCTTATTGAAGTAGTCCTCACCCCACACATCGGAAGGGCGAACAATGTCCATACCGTAGGACTGTTCCATGTAGCGAGCCTGTTTCGGCTCGATGGTCTTACCAGCAACCGTGTAGATAGTGTCCTCGAAGGGCTTCTCGTAGGTCTTGGTAATCGCACACCACATTTCAAATGCGGTACTCCACGGATTCAGACCGAGGATAGTAGCGAAGCGAGTACCTGTGATTTTCTTGGTTCTCTTGGGAGGGGCAATCTGAATACGATTGCCCTCGAGCCACTTAATGTCTGCCATTACTTAGCCCCTCCTTCCAGCATTGCGGTAATCTTCTGAATCAGCGTCTCGCAATCGGACTTGGAAATCTCCGTGAATCCCTTGGTCTGTACTGCGATGTTCGCAATCAGTTCCTCCTTGCTCGGGTCAGCGTCCTTGAGCTTCTTGAGAACAGCTTTCAGACCCTTAATCTGTAAAGCAGAAGCATTGTCAGCTGGAGCAGTCAGATTCTCCTTCACTTCCTGTCTCTGCTCGGGAGTAGCCGGGGCTTTCTTCTCTGCCGCCGGAGCGGAAGCAGTCTCGCCATTGCCGAGATTTGCGTCAATGGAATCGCTCTCGCAAATGTCCAGCGCAATCATATACAGGTAGCGGCGCATATAGGTGATGGAAGAACCGAGAGCTTGCATTTCGTTTGTAGCCTGTTTGCCAGCATTGCTCACGATAGGAGCAATCTGATTGAACGGAGCAACGAACGGTACGGATTCCTCCGGGTTGTCGGTGTTGATGATGTTCATGGTTGCAGCATCAGCAGTAAAGTTCACCACAGGGATAAGACCAACCTCATTGAAAATGCGGATAGCGGTCGGTACAATGTCCTCAAGCTCGAAGTATTTAAAGGACAGGTGCATATTCTTTCCTGTCTTCTCCACGCTCGCTTCAAGGAACTTTGCCCTTGCAGTAAGGAGCTTCTGATATACATTTGCGGTCTTGGTAGTAGTTGCCATTTTCTTTGTCCTCCTTGGCTTTTTAGTTTTTTCGGGTTTGATACCCTTGAAATCGTCAACTCGCTTTTTCGCCATTGCGATGTAGAAACTTCTGTCTACCTCGTCAATGGAAAGCTCGTTATCGTTGTCGATGATACAGTGTTCTGGGAGAGAATCTATTTTCGCTTCGGAATCGTCCTCGGTTTTCACCTTGAAGATTTTTCCATATTTCTCGTCTGCTGTGGCGTACACTCTGTTCACCTTCTGAACTGATTGCTTTTCACCGTCCACCACATGATAGGCTTCTCGGTATTTCGCCCCGGCTTTAGCGATGAACTGAAACTGGAAAATATCATCGCAACTATTTATGGTGTCTTCGACAGGTGTTCCGTTCACAAAGAACTCCTTGAGAGCAGTAGCCACAATCACACAGGAGTTATTGATATTGAAAGCACCAGCCGGAGCGATACCCTTCACGAGATAGCCGCCTTTGGCTTTTGCTTTTCCGCCCGGCTGAACCTCAACGTAGTTGTTTACGTCTTTTTGCGCTATCTTGATAACGGTATCTTCCTCGAGGTCAAAGCCTGTACGAGACTGCCATTCAGCACAGATGGCGGTCAGTGTGTCGTAGTCCTTCTTATTACACTCGACCATGATACCGTCCGTGTTGAGCTGGACAATTCGTAGTCCTTTAATCTCTTGATAACAGTGTTCCGCAAGTTCCAGTAAATATAACTGCCCGGAAATGCAGACTGACCTACCCATGAGAGGGTCGTAGAGGTCGTTGTACTGATTCAGCAAGCAACCGTAGGTGGTGTTGCAAACCAGTTTCAGAGCGTTTGCCGTGCGCTTATCGCCAGCGGCTTTCGCTTTCATACGGCGGTCGAGAATATCCTTATAAATCTGAGGAGACGGAATGTTCCGGCTTGTGTAGCCGTTTATGGTGCAAAGGTGTGGGTAATAGCTTCCAACATCTTCATTCCAAATTCCTCTATCCTCGGTTTCCTCCCAAAAGAAGTTTGGGATTGCACCGTGGATACCGCCATACCCAAGTGTCACAGGACATTCACCGATGTTCAGATTGAACTTGCCTTTGAAAAGCTCGCTGTCAGAAACGGAGAGGTCATACATTCTATCGAAGAAAGTGAAGACCTCCGACGGTATGTACTCTTTTCGTAGATTGTCCGGGTAGACATACTTGCGTTCATCATCGTGCGGCTTCTTGGTAGCTTTCAGCATTGCCGCAGTCAATTTTGCGTTTGTCATACCCATTGCCTTGACTTCATCAAGACCAGCTAACCGACCGAGGTTAATCTTGTTCTTCAAGTAGTCCTTACGAATGTCAATCAGCTTTTCGGTGGTGTCAACGTCATGCTTGCAGTAGAACTCCGTCTCGGCTTTTTCCTCCGGGGTGAGAGGACGGTCAATGTCAAACGGTACGCTGGATTCTTTAACCGACATACCGAGGTGTCCTTCAATAGCTTTAAGGGATAGCCCCTTTTGCGTATCGTCTCGAATATCCACATTACTGAAACGGAAGTAGATACCATCGAGAAGCGGACACTGCCAGCCTTGTCCTCCGGCGATGATGTAATCATTAACCTGTTTTACCTCTTGGTTTGACAAACCAGCCACAATAGCTTTAATGATGTAAGAATCATAATGTTTGCTATTAAAACCGATGTAGATGGTATCATCGTCCAAACAGGCTTTCAGAGCTTCGCTATCGTCCCAAATACAGGTGTATATCCCGGATTCTTTGTCTTTGAATGTAACCAGCCAGTTCCATTCAAAGACTTCACAGTCATAGGTAACTATCTTCATAAAACAGCACCTCTTTCCGTGAAAGCTCTTTCAACAGACCACCCGAGACTCATAAGCCTGTTTGAAAGTGTGGTTCGAGGAATACCGAGCAATTTGCTCCATTGCGTGAGCGTGTGTCGTTCACCATGATATTCGATGGTGTGGTTATTCGACTTATTACTCTGTTGAGCCGCCATAGTAACCCATCTGCAATTACTCGGTTCATAATTCCCAGAGCTGTCAACTCGGTCGAGTGTAAGTCCTTCTTCATAGCCATTGTCCATCGCCCACTCATAGAAATTCCTCACATCGTTCCATTCCTTACAGACCTTGATTCCTTTTGCACCGTACCATTGATAACCTCTACATCGAGGATTGGCACATCGCTGTTTCATGGTCTGCCAAACATGATATAAAGGTGTTTTTGACAGCTTGTGAACTATATGTCCCTTCGAATTGCTCACGTTATCCCTCCTTCCTTTATGAAGTAACAACCGTTCTTTCGATAGGTTGTACATCGCTTCTTATAAGACTTCACGAGGTAAGCTATATCGTCCACGAAGTCATAGCAAATAGGTTTTGCTTTTCCTTCAAAAGTACGAGCAATTCTGCCTATGGACTGAACAACGACTGTGTAATCTTTAACTGGACTTGCCATATAAAGACGTTCCAATCGTGGAATATCCAATCCCTCTTTACAGAGAGAGTAGGTAGCAAAGAGGTATTTCTTCTTGCCGCTCCTCATGTCCTCAAGAGCCTGTTCTCGTTCAGCCTTGCCCTTTTTGGTTGTCATTTTGCCGCTTATCATCACAGCGTCCTTCTGCATATCAGCCGGGAGAAGACTCATCAATGTTTCAAGGTGATTCAGCCTGTCCGACAGAATCAGAGAAGGTCTCTGCTCAATGGAATCTGCAATGAGCTGGTTCCGGGCGGCGTTTTTGGTAAGATAGGTAATGAGCTTGGTGTAGTTCAACGTTCCGTCCGTGTTAAGGGCTTCCCGGCTTATCTGCACCCCTGTACCCACAGGGTAGATACCTACCTTCATAATCTTGTCAGCCACAGCTTCGTCCGGGACTTTGTAGGCAACCTCACCAACGAGGGCGTAGGTAGCTTTAATCATTCCATCTGACCTGTGGACGGTTGCTGACAGACCGTATTTGTGTCGTGCCGATAAACTGTTCAGCACTTTTTGATACTGTGTCACGGCAGTAGGACTACCGCTGACCCGGTGTACCTCGTCTGTGATTATGCAATCCCAGTAGTCCCGGTACTGTGCGAGGTCGAGCTTACACATCGTCTGAATCGTGGCGAAGGTGATTCCCTTACCGAGATTGACCTTTCCTTCCGTGATAGTACCCATGAGGTCTTCGCTCATATAGAGCTTGGCGCGTTCCTTACTCTGTTTAATAAGGTCAAGTGTGTGGCAGAGCCATAATGTACGCCGTCCCAGTCTTGCAGCGAGGGCAATACCCATCTGCGTTTTACCGCTTCCGGCGGCACTCTGTAATATCCCATACTTGGCGGCTACCATCGCTTGTACGGCGATTTCTTGATAATCGTAAAGCGGTACGTCTGCTGCGTAATCAACTTCCACAGGGGTGGCAAACTTGCTTATGAAGATTGCCTTGTCGGTAATCTCTTTGGGGATAGAGCGAAGTGTTCCAAACGGAAGCACCATCGTTTTCCCTCTTACTTCGTATAGGAATAAGACTTTCGGGGTGTCTCCCAGCCAAAATCCCATACGAGCTTTTTTCGCATATTCCGGGTTTGGTATGGTGAGATTTCTCTTGCACCACAGCACCATTTCCGGGGTAGGGTTTTCGACCGTCAGTGTGTTTGAGACTTCAATTAGCATTTTTCAACCACCTTTCCAGCGGTGTTCCATACTCTCGAATATCTGTCAGATTCAGAGCTGACTTCTCATAAGAGAGAGCTACCATTGAAAAGTGAGGTATCATAATGATTTCGTCTTCAACCTTGAGTGCGAACCAGCCCTCGCCATTTCCACAGGCTTTCCATGTTTCCATAGCAAAGTGCTGATTTTCTTCCACTCGTGAGAGTGGGAATCGGTTGTTAGAACATACCTTGCAGTCAATTAAATACGCTGTTTTGTTCTTTACTGCGATAACGTCTGCTGGTTGTCCGGCGGCGTTTTGAGTCATGTTGTGACACCAATAGCCCCATTCGGAGAGCATTTCGCACAATTCTTTTTCGAAATCGTTACCAAGTTTCTTATTCATCATCTTCAACTCCTATACGGATTCCGTAATAACAATGTGCGTCAATTCCTCTTTGAGACAATTCGTACACTTTAGTTTTTACGAAGGAAGTAGCCTCTTCTAAAGTAGAGGTATAAGTAATTGTTGCACCCTTATGCATTCCATATGCGTAATATACTTCGTACATTGTTGTACCCCCATTGCGTTAACAGGCAAAAAACCAAAGAAAAAACAAGATTATACGGTTTGCCAAGAATAGGCTCAAAAAGTATATCCCACACATGATTCCAATAAAGACAGCACAACCAATGATGAACTTAATCCATGTCTTCATCGTCGATAACCTCTTCTTCCAATTCGAACAAGGCAGAACGCGTGTCTCTGAGGGTCGGCACAATGATTAAACCGCACATAAAAATGAGTAAAGTTATTAAAGTTTCAATAACAATCATGATGTTATCTCCTGTTCATACTTTTGCATGAGAGCAAGAACGCTCTCACTGTATGAGGTGGATGTGATACCGTTTTCCCATGCTTTCTTAGCACCGTAGTCACCCATGTTGTATGCCATCAGAGCTTTGTTATAGTCACCGTCATAGGCTTTTATGTATGAACCCATCATTTTCACACCGCAGAAGACATTTTGATAAGGGTCGAGCATATCTGCTGCCCTGTATTGTTCTTCCAATGTCTCGTGATTGATTTTGTTAATCTGCATGAGACCATAATCGCCAGTGTCGCTCACTGTTTCCGGGTTAAACTGACTTTCCTTATCAATCATTGCAATAACGAGAGACACAGGAATTTCTTCGTCAGCACACACCTCATAGATGTATCTCTGTAAGCTGTGTGATAGTGGTACATCGAAATATGTAACTTCTTCGGCAACTGGGAGAGAATCGGCTTCGTAGGAAGGAACTTCAACCGTCTCCGTTACAGTAACTTGTTTCTTCGGAGCGGTAGCCCGTCCTACGACAAGACCACCGATAAAGCCAATCAGTACCAGCGTACCGATGATGATATATGCTTGAATCACAGCGAGCTTATGTCTGTTGATTCTCTTTGTTTTCGTTCCTCTACATTGCGTAGCCATTTCTGATAATCCTCCTCATTCTTAGGGTCTGCGTAAAACTTTGTGATGATACCCACTAAGGGTCTTGCGAGGTTATTAACCTGTCCGTCAGTCAGATTCATGCTCTCGCTCTGCGAGTATATTCTCGCAAACAGCGAGAATCTGCTTAGCCTTGGGATAGGTGTATACCCCTCGAAGAATACTTGATAGCATAGGTGGCTGAACTGCATAACCTCGCTTCTGCAATTCCAGTATCATGTCTACCTGTGTCATTCCCACTTTTTCCATTCTCTCTTTAATGTTCACGAATCTCTTACCTCCTTTACGATATAAATTCTTGAAATCAGAATTACTATTGACAAATAGGCGAATTATTGTTATTATTCTTATAAAGACTATCAATAACATTAACTTCTTGAAAAAGCCACTTATCAAGAGGTCGGTTTCTTATTGCCAATTCGTGTTTTCCGAACTTCATATTGTTATTCTAATTCTTATTATACGAATTGTCAATAGGTAAATTCGATTTTTACGAATTTTTTTTTCGCAGAGGAATTACTATGACATTCGCAGAGAATATCAATCGTATCTGTGCTGAAAAAGGCACAAATCTAACAGCCATTGTCAAAGCTGTTAAGGGTTCAAGTTCTTTCGTAACAGCCATCAATACCAAAGGGTCATTGCCGAAGGAATCCGAAATGCTAGAAATGGCAAAACTACTTGGGTGTTCCGTCATGGACTTCTTCGCAGACGAGGAAGACTTACCCGAGACCAAACCAGCCAACGAGGACGAGGAGGACATTCTTCGTATCTACCGAGGATTGTCCCGGAGAGCAAAGCACGAGTTCATGTCAATAGCTTATGAATTTGAGAACCGTGAGGAGCTTGAGGGGGATAAGGGAACAACTACGGCAGTGTGATAAGGTCATTCCCTTTGCTTTGATACATAGAAAGAAGATATTGGAGGTGAGACCATCAAAGCGGTAATATATGCTCGTTACTCGAGTCACAACCAACGTGAAGAATCAATCGAGGGACAGCTTCGTGAGTGTCATGAATTTGCCCTCAAGAATGACTTTGCTATCGTAGATGAATACATTGACCGGGCAATCTCCGGCAAGACAGACAACCGACCGAGCTTCCAGCGACTTATCAAGGACAGCGAGAAGGGGCATTTTGACGCTGTGATTATGTACACCCTTGACCGCTTCGCCCGGAACAGGTACGACAGTGCTATTTACAAAGCAAAGCTCAAACGCAACGGTGTGAAGATTTTCTACGCCAAACAACCTATGCCCGACACCCCGGAGGGAATTATTCTTGAATCCGTCCTTGAGGGGTATGCGGAGTATTACAGTGAGAACCTTGCTCGGAGTATCAAACGAGGCATGAAAGAGAACGCTCTCCACGGTATCGCCATGGGAAGCACTGTGCTTGGTTATAAGATAGGAAACGACCGACAGTATGAGATTGACCCAGTGGGTGCAAAAGCCGTCAGAACCATCTTTACGATGTACGCAGAGGGTAAGTCCAAAACGCAGATTGTGAACTGGTTGAATGAACATGGGTTTAAGACATCCCGAGGAAATGCTTTTAATAAGAACAGTTTGTCCCGGATTCTGCGAAATGATAAATACATCGGAGTGTACCGATACGATGATGTAGTCTTAGAGGACGCAGTACCACCTATCATCGACAAGGAATTATTCGACCGTGTGCAAGCCCTGTTCAAGCACAATTATTCGGCACGGGCAAAGAATAAAGCGAAAGAAGACTACTTGCTCACAACAAAGGTTTTCTGCGGACATTGCGGTTCACCTCTAATCGGGGAGAGTGGAACATCCAAGACAGGGGTGACACACCATTACTACAAGTGCGCTTGCCGTAAAAAGAATCGTTCTTGCCAAAAGAAAATCGAGAAAAAAGAATGGCTCGAGAGGATTGTCGTTGAGTTCACGGTGCAACAGGTACTTACCGATGAAAACATAGAGAAAATATCCACTCGAGCTATGGAGCTGATTGAGAAGGAGCTTCAAGACACTTCCGTTCTCATAGGTTTACAGGAACGATTGAAGGAGACCAATAAGAGAATCAAGAACCTCATGTCCGCAATAGAGCAAGGCATTATCACACCCACAACGAAAGAACGTCTTGAGAAACTGGAAGAAGAACGCAGAGACCTCGAAGGGCAGATTGCCCGGGAGGAAATGAAAAAGCCCCTCTTGACGAAGGAGCGCATTATGTTCTGGCTCGAATCGTTCAAGAGGGGTGATATAGAAGATGTTGACTATCAGCGGCGTATCATCGACACGCTTGTCAACTCGGTTTATGTGTACGATGATGGGGACAAAGGACGTAAGCTCGTACTGACTTTCAACATTTCGGGGAACAATACGCTCACTATCTCGAGTTCGGATATTGAGCGCACAGCTCCACCAA